AGATATTGCATAGTTTGTTACTGGATGTTGAACTTCACCATCAATATAAACTAAGACTTGCCAATCTTGTGATACTGAGTATGGCAATGTATAGACACTAATCGAACCGTTACCAGTATAAGAGTTGTATGCTAGATGATTTATAGGATAAGTTGTATCTATTACAATTTCATCTCCAGACAAAGCAACTGTTAAGTCTCCATGTCCACCTGATGCTACTTGTCCTTCACGTATTGTTCTAAATTTTGCTTGAGTTGTATCTGTTGTATCTAATACTGCGATGGCTGAGCCTGCATTGATTGGGTCAAATGCTAAAGTAAATTCGTCACCTGCATCATTATAAGTTCCAGTTATTCCGTATGCTGATGTAAATAATGCATCAACTCTGTCATCTACACGTTCATTTGTAAAGAATAAATTTGTTGAACCTTCTGTTAAATCGTCAGTGTTGTAATTCGTAAGAATATTAGTAAGTCCTGTTCCGTCACCAGTTATAAGAGTAAAATTACCAGCCGCAGGAGTAGTTGCACCAATTGGAGTACCATCAATAGTTCCACCATTAATGTCTATACCAGAAAATGTAGAACCAGATGATGTAATATCACCTGTAACATCTCCTGTTAGATTGCCTTCAAATGTGCCTGCTACAAAACTCTCAGAACCAACTGTCCATTTATCTGAAGTTTCATTCCATGTTAAGAATTTGTTTGCTGAAGTGCCACGACCAATTTCGATACCAACATCTTCAGTTGGTGCTCCTGTAAGGTCACCATTAATTAGAAGTTTAGGGTCAGCAAAACTAGTTTGAAGTGAATTAACTGTTGTTGTATCACCAGTTACTATAAGATTGCCTTCAATTTCGATTGTGCCGCTTTCAGACATGATAATGCCTGCACTTGCACCATTATCTAATACTAATTTCTCACCTGTAAGAAATAGTCTGTCACCGAATTTGATTTGTTCTGCCATCTTTTATTCCTTATAATGCCGCTATACGAGATTTGAAGTCTGCAAAGTCTGTGCTAGCCGCAACTTCAGTTTTCAATGTTGCCAAACTAATAGTTTCACTTTGTAGGGCACTATCTGCCAATGTACCTTGTGCCGCTGTAGCCGCATCAGTAATTCCATATCCTGCTAATGTTGTTGGCTTGCCGCTTAACGAAGCAAATGCTCCATCAAATGCATCTGTTATTCCATAACCTGCTATTGTTGTTGGAACTGCTTCTAATGAACTAAATTGTTTATCAAATAACAAAGGCGAAGCCCAAGAATAGTCCGCTCCATTCCATGAAAGAACACTGCCACTTGTTGGATTACTTTGATTTAAATGAGTGTCTACTCTAGAGTCTGCGAAGTACAAATTTGTTGAACCTTCTGATAAAGCATCTGTATCATGGTTAGATATACTAGAAACTGTACCTGTAACTGTACCTGTTAATGGTCCATTTATAGTTGTAGCCGTTAGTGTTGTAAATGTGCCAACCACTGGAGTAGTTGAACCAATTACTGTACTGTCAATAGTTCCACCATCAATATCTATACCAGAAAAAGTAGATGTGCCAGTTGATGTTATGTCTCCTGTTACATTACCTGTTATGTTGCCTGTTAAGTTACCTTCAAATGTTGTTGCTACAAATGTTTCTGCACCGACTGTCCATTTATCATCTGTTTCGTTCCACGTTAATGATTTGTTTGATGATGTACCTCTTTCAATTTCAATGCCGCCATCCTCAGATGGAGAACCGGTCTCGTTTGAATTGAGAACTATTATATTGTCTGCTATTGTTACAGTTTCCGAATTTACGGTGGTTGTAGTTCCTGATACCGTAAGATTTCCCTCAATTTTAACGGTTCCATTCTTAGATTTAATTATACCATCGCTAGTATCATTATCTATGAGTAATTTTTCGCCTTTAAGTATTAAAGTATCGCCAAAGGATATTCGTTCTGCCATTATATTATTCCAAATTTATACGTTTATTGTATTTATCTTATCAACGTTTGGAAGCAGACAATAAAAAAAGGCTCCCGAAGGAGCCTTTTTCATATTCATATAATAATATAATATTATTGGAATGAAAGGTTTGACATCGCAATTTTTGAAACGTAGTCAGCCGCATTACCAAGTGATGATGCAGTGTTGTTCAATTCAACATACCCGTAACGAGTCATGAATGAAACTACTGGTTCAAAAGAGCCTGGGTCAACCACAACGCCCGAAGACATTAGTGGAACGTATGGGCAATAGAACGCTGCCGCGTCAATTTCGCCTTGACCTTTATAGCCTAATAGTACTGGTGTAGCATCTGAGGCATATGTGTTAACATAAATTCTCATTGTGCCATTTAAAGTACCAACAAACTTAGTGTTTGTAGGTGCTTCGAAAGTACCTTCAGTAGTACGTGCAAATGCTGATGTAGTTGCAGACTGTAGCACTGTAAGTGCCGCAGGTGAAACAACTGCCCAGTTAGCCGCGCCTCTACGAGTACGTTGAGCAACTAGGTTTGCTTCTCTGTTCATCATTGTTGCAAGTGCCGCATGTCTGTCACCAACAAATGTTGGAGCACCAGAAATGTGACCAGCCGCGCCAGCCGCCGCACCCATATCAAATGATGCTGTACCTGTCGCAAGTGAGCCTAATGATGCTAAGATTTCTTGGTCGATTTCAGCAGTGATTTCCATTGCTAGAGCCGCCATGATTTCCGCTTCAACATCTAAGCCGTGCATTGCATTGGCATCTTGTGCCGCTTCAAAAGTCCAACGTGCTGATAACTTACGTGTCTTCGCTTCAACTGTTTGTTTCAACACTTGAATTGACATTTTGTTACCTGCTTCACCTTCAAGACTTGAAGTCGCTACTGGAGCCGCGTTTCCGCCTGCCGCGCCAGAGTAGTTAGAGGCAATATCAAAAGGTGATAGTGCTTCTGAACCTGCTGTAGTGCCACCGGCCGCTTCAGCATAACGTACACGCAATGTGTGAATTTGTCCAACTGGACCAGTCATTGGCTGTACGCCGATGATTTCGTTTGCAATTACTGTTGGCATAACACGTCTAATGATTGGTAAAATTACTTTGTTTAAAGTAGCAACGTTACCGGCACTAGTTGCGCCTATACCAGCACTTTCTGTAAGTGCTATTTTTGTATTTTCTAAAACTGATGACATTACGTCACGTTTGTTACCTTCTAAACCGTCTAGAAGTGTTTCACGAGTAGTGTCCCAATTTTTTCCTTCGAAAAGATTTTCCATCTTTCTCTCCTTGTTTTGGTTTTATTTAAGTCCAGCCAATTTCTTTAACTGGATTATGTTATTGGCATCGCTACCCTGTGATTCGTGTGTTGAACTAACCATCTGTTCTTCACCTCTGTCGCCAGTGTGTTCTGTTACTTTGCCTTCATTTAACGATTGTTTTGTCTCTTTAGAGACGCCCTCATTCAAAACTGCAGGTAAATATTTCTTAAATGCAGTCTTTAAATTAGTTGTTTTTACTGTTTCAAGTAAGTCAACCATAACCGTACGCTTTTCTTTGCCTAGAGGTGCTAGAATACTTTCCATGACCTTTTGTCGGTCCATTCTGTCTTCTAGTACTTTCTGTGCAGTTTCGGCGCTTGTAATGGCTTCTTCTTTTGCAGTAATAGTTTCTTCCAACTTCGCAATCTTAGTAGCCGAATCTTCTAATTTCTTAGTAATCTTAGCAACTTCAGTTCCTTCACTCAATTGTGAAGTCATGAATTCGCCTGCGAATGTTTCAAAAATTTTACGGCCAAACTCGTTTTCTTTAGCCGATTGAATGTCGTCTTTAAGAACACCCAATTCAGAACGTAAAGCCTTATTGATTGTCTTTTCAACCAATTCTGCTGAACGTTTGATAAATGAATCCTTAGTTTTAGTAAGAATTTCTTTACCTTCAGTTACCATGCGTACTTTAGTTTCCACTAAATCACGTTTATCGTTATGGAATTCTGCTAGTTCACGTGAAAGTTGTTTAACAACAAACTCTTTAGTTCTATCTAAATGTTCGTTAACTTTTGCACGGTCGGCTCTCAGTTCCTTAACTTCTTTTGCTAGTTGAGAAGTAATGAATCTTTCAAGAAGTTTTGCATGTTCAGAAATTGCTTTCTTATATGCAACACGTTCTGCGATTAGTTGTTCACGGTCCGTTTTAAACTCTTCCATTTCAGTTTTGATTGCAGTATTAAGCATGTTGTCCATTGCTTCTACAATAACTGATTTGTCATGTTCAAACTTCTGTGCGAACTCCTCACGCAACTCGGCTGTTATCTCCTCTCTTGCTTCATTTATTTGTGCTTCCCAAGCCTCTGATATTTGTTGTGAAACTTCTTCACTTAAAACATCTGACTCAAGTAGCCCAGCAAGGATTTCATTTTTTGCCATTGTTACTTCTCCTTCTTTATTAAAGTTTAAGTTCTCTAATGAACTTAACTATTTCTTTTGACAAATATTTTTGTGCGTATTTGTCGTTTTGAACATTTTGTGCAAGTTTCCATGTATCATAGCCACCTTGCATGTTCATTAATCCTTCGTATATTGCTTTTGGATATGCTTCCGGGGCACTTGGCTGTGCCACAATATCGACTGTAATAATCTCATAATTACTCACTTTACCAGCATGGTCAACTTCACCAGAACCACGAGATGAGACACCTAAAGTGGCACCTGATTCGATTAGTGTTCTGATAATGTTACCCATTGGCGTAGGAACAATTTTGAGTTTACCAAAGCCATTCGGACCATCCATCCACATGTTTTCAATTATATGTGAAACACGGTCAACGTTTACTGT